TGTGAGATCCAAGCATCGTTGATCTGATGTGGGCTGAGATAGCCAAATACATCAAGCCATTCTCTAGGAATAATAGGGAAGATTGAATAAGGATGTTCGCGATGTGTATGAACAGCCAGACACTTAAATTGTCCTTGATGCTTCATAATTTCTTCGTCCCAGTTCTGACTTTGCATCACAGCATCATCATTCCAGAACTTAAACCAAGACGCATCACTGTTTCTTGCCAGTTCACTTACATATTCATTGAGACGAATATACCCCAGCGGCTCAAAACTCATAACAGTGTAATGAACACCACGATCGTCTAACAACGGTTGTAGATTTTCTTCCCAGTGTTTGATTCCAACTTCATCATCATCGTCAAACCCAAGTAAAAATTGTATTTTTGATATATCGCGTACACGATTAACTAAACTCATTACACTGCGTGTCAATGCCACCGTGCGTCCACGTGTGGGCAACAAAACTGCTATGTCATATTCATATGAATGTTGTTTTTCCATTTGTTCCTCAAAATGTCATGCAAATAAATCTTCGTTCCAGTGTCTATGTCCTTCTCGGAAAGCCATGTTACTTTGTGTTTCACGTACTTCTACTCGATAACACCATAAACGTTCTGCTTCACTTGGTCCCCACATGTCAGGAATATACACTCCATTGGCATATTTGTAGAGCATATCGGCTAGGCCTTCACAACCTAATCTTGGAAGAATAGTGAGTTTGGCCATGTTCCGTTCTTGTAGCAGCTTGAATGTCTCTAATTCAGGATCATCCTGTGCCACTAGCAAAGTATGATCAAATTGATCTTCCAATATTGCTTTGAGTTCTTTGAGTCCGCCGTAGTCAGCAGCCCAATTGCGAACGTCTAAGTCATTGGTACCAAAGTAAAATTTCATACTAAATGCATAGCCATGTATTAAATTACAGTGACTATCTGCTCTCCATTGCCTGTATGCGCAGGGGAAAGCATGATGATACTCTTTGGTGCTGGTGTATTTGTATGTAACAGGTTGCATTGATTTTTTCCTATAAGTTAATATAGGCTTGCAGAATTTGTATAGCGGGATGAATGCTCTAAAGGCCGCTGTTGAAAACTATTATATATGATTAAACTGTGCCTTGTCTACGTTATAGGTAAACACAGTTAAATATTTTTTGTGATGATGTTCGCTACTACTGCAATGCAGTTGAGTTCGATCCCAGGACAAAACATCGCCCAGATTCCAATCAACGATTTGCTCCACGGTGAGTCCATGCAAATCTTCAATTGGCATATAATTCAAATACTCATAATATGTTTTTTCATCAAAGAGTTGGTCGTTTATGTTGACAATTTGACTGTAGTCTGTGATGGTATTTTGCCCTAGTCCCAAGACGTTTGATGTTTGATTGATTGACTGTTTGGCTGCAGTTCTTGAAAATTTACCACTGGTACCAAGCCAATAATTGTCAAAGAACACAGTAGATGCACGGGGAGTAAATTCCAAAGGGAATAAAAAGGCAGGCCCCAACCACTCCGAAGGCCATTCCCGATGCGAGTCTATGTGAACTTTTTGATTATAGGAGCGTTGATGAAACATCACCAACTCATCCACTGCCCAATTAAAGTCCACTAGCTGATTGATGATATTGGTGACAGTCTGTTGCGGCCATGGATCAATGTTCCAGCGAGGATGCTTGCTTGACATGGTAGGACGATGGTCGCTGCGATCATCATCTAGATCAAAATAGTTATTGAGTTCGGCAATATCCTCGGGAGATACTACGTTTTTGTATACTCTAGCCATTGGGATTTTTGTAACCATCTTTTTTGTAATTGGCTTGCCCGGCAATGACACCACGCACTCCACCAACTGGATCTGCACAATCGCCTGTGCGACGTGGTATCATGTGTACATGTGGATACATCACAGTTTGACCGGCTGCTTTACCAAAATTGATACCAATGTTGAATCCATCACACTCACCTTGATCAACCATTTTGTTGCCATGTGTCATGGCCGAATAAACTGCTTCGTTGATCATACCCACATTATTATATCTTGGAACAAATAGTAAATGGCCGGGAGTGACCGGATAACGATCACGATACACCACCACATGAAAGTCTTCCCATACAATGTCATCCCAGGGAGCCACACCTTGTCGTTGAGCTTGTTCTAGATCAATCACACCAGTCATCGCTTTCCATGTAAACAGATGCTTGTTCACGAGCAGATTCTATGCTCTCTGCTACAACGGTGAGAGTAGCGACACCGTTTTTGATGTGTATGTCAAACGGCACACGGCCCATGGGCAGCCAGCCATCGTCAACTCGCAAACGAACTTTGTAGCTTCGCATTTGCTGTGCTCGGCTTATGATCTCTTGAGTGTAGTCGGCTGCTGTTTTCATATCAGTCCCGTGGCATCGATGCTGCTTCTTTGACCAACTCTACAAGTTCTTCAACTGTTGATACTATGATTTTGGTGTTCTTCCATTCGTTGGTTTCATCGCGCCCACCGACTTCAATCATAAATCCGTTGTCGTACATGTTGATAGTATATGCTTCATTTACTTTGACGAGTTTGTCACTGATTGTTGTTGCCATGTTTTCTCCTTGAGTTTATTTTTTCCCAAATAAACCTTTCTTCTTGGCAGGTTCTTTAGGCTTTACATCAACTGGTGGTTCTATCTGTTTCTTTGGTGGTTCTGGTTCAAGCATTTTTTTAAACAGCAAAATTACTCGATCCTTCTCGCGCTCAGAAATTATTTTAACAGCCTCTACTTTGCCTTCGTAGCTTTTGGCACTGTCTAAAAAACCTTCGGGTACTGCTAACTTCTTTTTCTTGGGTTTTAGTGCATCTAACTTCTTTTTAAACTCTTCTGGGGTGTCTTCTGTGGACATTTTTTTCTCCTAGTGTTCTATATATGGAGAAAATGCACGAAATATTAGCCGTATATTTTATTCATCATGCCGTTGAGTTACCCACCAAACCATGGCTAGCATTATCACCCCCATTGCTAAGAGCTTTAGTAATGCTAAAAATCCAGCAATCATCTAGGCGCAAACTCTTGTTGTAGTTTGATATTGTCCATGAACTCTTTCTTGACACTGGGGTCATCTTTGAATGCACCTGTCAGTACAGTGGTTTGTGTCAATGAACTATGTGCCATGATGCCGCGATTCTCACAGCAACCATGTGTGGCTTGTATGTACACACCTACGTTTTTACTGCCGGTGGCCTTCATGATCTCTCTAGCGATATCATTACACAACTCTTCTTGTAATGTGCCACGACGAGCGCACCACTGAGCAATACGAGTGTACTTGCTAAGACCAATGAGTTTATTAGCGGCGATAATACCGATGTAAGCAACACCAGTAACGGGCTGGTGATGATGGCTACACATACTGCGAAGTTCACTTCTAACCACAAGCATACCTTCATATCTTTCCTCCGAGTCATTGGGGAACGCTGTGCAATCTGGTTCCGGTTCATATCTACCTGCCATTATTTCGTTGAAGTACATCTTAGCCAGTCGGCGTGCTGTGCCTTTGCTATTAGGATCGTTTTCGCGATCAATTAACAAACGATCTAGCACAGTTTCAAATGCTTCTTCGGCTTCGTCAATTAGTCTAGATTTCTGGTCTTCGGTAACATAATCACTGATGTTATCACCGGCCCAGAAACGTTTCTTATCATGTTTCATTTGGGTACGTATTGCATCAGCTAGATATGATTCTTGATAATCTTTATCACCTGCTGTTGCATTTGACGCCGCGTTGTCATCGCCGTCTACATACATTTTTTCATATACCATATTATCTCCGAGTTTTAGACGTGGATGTCTATTTGTGTATTATATAGATTATTTAGATCGTAAGTCAAATTTTTATTCTTCAAAACCTGGCTCCCAGCAATACGGACCTTTTTTCGGCACAGCAAAGTTTAGATAAGTTTGAATTTTTTTCATGTCTGACTCGGATTTTAACGAGCACAGTTCATTGGCAAAATGTAATTCCACGCCCATATCTAATGCCAATTGCAGTAACTCGTCGCGACGATCTTGATCATCGGTGAGACTATACATACTGCACAATACAATACCATCAGGGCGTTCTTTGATATAATGCTCAAGACTGGGTTGCCAATCTAAATGTTCGTTTTCAAATTCGTAACTGGTGTAAGCAATTTTGTTTTTGTTACAGTAGGTTTCGATTACAGTACGTTGCATTGGCAGCGGAATGTTTTTACTGAATTCGCTGTTCCATCCTGCGTAGGTAATAAAGTGACGCCCGGTATAATCCATGGTTTCGGCAACTTCGTAATCGCCAGGCAGCCGCATAAATCCACCTGGTAATCTCCGGCCCCATTCCTCACCTTCAATTAGAATACGCATGTCCATGCTTACCCGAGTATAGTTTTCCTTGTTTTCTACATTGCCATGTAGATGCTCTTGAAAGAACAAATGACTGTGCCCTGGATCAAGAGTCACTGGCCATGCATGTTTGATACATTCATCTTCGAACTTTTCTAAATCCCACTTTTCTGCTAGAACTTGCTGAGTGATGCGACGACTATCCTCAAGGTTCATGATCCACATGGTGTTGGTTTTCTCAGCGCGAGTCATTGGAGTCCAAATAGTTCTGCAACCTCGACCATTGCCGACAAAAATGCCTTGATGGAATGCCAAACGACGAGTGTGTTTTGTTTGATCAGGGATGACTACCCGCAGGGTTCCCTGGCGCTGTATCATATAACGACGCCCTTCGATTTTCTGTGGCACATACTCTTCTGCAAACTCATCGAACTTTTTCATAAAATCCAGTCTTGAGCAAGCATTTTGTACATGTTGGCCCACACGTACAATCTCAGCAGGAGTTAGATGCTGGTGCAGTGTTTCCAGTTCCTTGACTTTTGGTACAACTTCCTGGACTACACTCAATGC